TATCTCATATTTCCAGATACTAGATCAGCTATGAGAATTTCACAAGCCTTTTGAATATCTGATGGAATAACCTTATATCCAAAATCACCATCAATAAGGTACTCGTAGCCACTTGCAAAAGCGGCATCTAGATATCTATCTCTCCATACCTTTGCATATTCTACTTTGTTCTGTTCAATATCTTTCAGAACAATAGATGATTTATCAACACTGATTTCATATAGGTCAAGATCTGGATTGGATGAATCTTGAACAAGAAGTCCATTTTCATACATTGTATAAAGCTTTTGAATTCTCTCATTGATGGGAAGGTAGTCCATTCCCATTCCAACGACTTCCTTATTCTTTCTGATAAATTGAAATGCTCCAACTTCAGACTCTATTATATTTCTTGCAGTTTGCTCATGCTCTATGACCTGTGCAGTAGTGATATTATATTTTTTCTTTACTTCAGTAATATCACAATATGGTTTTACAATTGTTATTCCCGTAGAATAAACAAGATTTGCTCCACGATATACCTGAGCATCAAGATTTCCAGCGTATGTCAAATATCTATTGTCTAGTGTAAAAGTCACTACCTTGCTGGAATTTGATGTAGCAGATGCAGAGTATGTCTCATCTGTGGTTAAGTCAGTATATTCAATAGTATGAACAGTATTAGCTGATGCAGTAGTAATCTCTACTTGAATTGATGTTGTCTCGGGAAGCCTAAGAATTTCCATTTATACTCCATAGGCTGCGGCAACTTCTTGAGGAGTTGCAAGCCTTACCTTTTTAGTAATCTTCATCCAACTATCTGCAGTCTCAGCATCGACAATATTGTATCCATTATCTAATCTTCCTAGCGTTTCGCTAAAAACACCGCCATTTGAATATACGGCAACTTTATCGTTAGACACAATATCCTCCTAATTTATTATATCATCATAAATGCAGGAGGGGGGCTTTCGCCCCCCTCCAAACATTTTATTGCTAGAATCACTTCTCGCCGTAAGCTACAGCACCAGTCTCTTCGATTTGAACACCGAAGCGAACGAATACTGTGTACTCAACTGTATCCTTCTTTGGCTTGAACTCACGATGTACTGTAACATCTCTCTGGAATCCCCAAATGCGATTCTCAGGGAATGTTAGAGATACATAGTTATCGGGGAAGTAAGGAACTTCCACGATTGGCAGGCCAAGAACACGATATGTGAGTGGAGCACCAACAATCTGTGGTACTGTTCCATCGACAATTCTTTCTACGATTCTTTCTGAATTGTAGTTTCCTGTCTGAGCAAGGTTGTTCAGTAGGCTGGAGATTGTTGGGCTACCAGCATAGAACTTCATTGCGGAACGTGAACCACGGTACTTGCGTGGCATAGCAAGAATAATCTTCTGTAGATCCTGAACGGTCCATGTTGAGCCGCTGGAAGCAACTGATGTAGCTTCGTTGCCTGCAGCTTCCTTAGCATAGAATCCCTGCATGATCTTTAAGAAGTTATTAGTGCCTGAGCCAGTGCCGTTGATTGCAAGATCCTCTAGGTCGTTAGCAAATGCACGAGTCATTGTACGAACTAGATGATCTTCTAGTGATGCACCTTCTAGGTTATCTTCTAGTGCTTCAGTTGAAACTTCCCAATCTAGTCTAATCTTCTTTGTTGTGATTTCGACCTTTGTGAAAGCAACTGCTGCATTACTGTATGTATCATCAGCTTGGTTAGCTGCACGAATAACACGCTCACCAACATTGAGTTTTTCAAGCTCTGCAGTATTTGAACGCATTGTTACTCTGCGTCCATCCTGTGCAAGAACCTGTTGTTCCCAAATGTATTCGATGAACTGGCGAGACTGCTCAGGATTGAGAATACCGCCGTCGTCAGTTGTGCTGCCAACTACACCAAGATCAAAGGCTGCTGGATTGGTGATACCACCGATTCCACCAGAGACTACTGCTCCTGTTGCGGCTGATTTTTCTAGAATTTCATCTGACATTTTTTTCACCTCCTGGATTATTACCGATATAGGTCAGCGGAACTGAGGAAACGACCGCCCCACATGGATTTATTTAGTTGTGGTTCCTGAACGATCCCGCCAAGATCGCCAGACTTGCGAACAGCAGTATCTGCTTCTACCTCATTGATACGCTGTCCAAACTCGCTAAGATTTCCCTTAACTTCATTGATGTTACCCTTTACAACGTCAATTTCCTGAGTTGCATTAGCAACGGATTTCTTCATGTCTGCAATCTCTGCAGCTAGGGATTTCAATGTTGCTGAGAAATCACCAAAAGCCTCTACAAGAGTAGCCTTGACTTCATCAACTGATTTAGCCAAGTCTGCTTCTTCTGTAGGAGTTTCGGATTTTTCAATAGCCTCTTCTGCTACTTCTTCGATAGCTTCGTCAGACTTCTCTACAATCTCTTCTTCGATTACAGCTTCGTCAGACTCTTCTACTACCTCTTCTGCGTCTGCCTCTTCAACGGCATCAACAGCATCGACTTCTTCAGTATCAGACTTAGCAACTACTTCGTCCTTTACTTCTGATATTCTTTTTGGCACATTAATCCCCTCCTTTTCATTATTTTCAGCAATTGATTTGGCTAATTCGTCAATCGCTTCTACATCAGACTCTTCATCTGAATTCTTTTTAATAGCTGGAATCTTTGTCAAAGTACTCATCTTATGTCCGACAAGAACCTCTGTAGGATCTCCATTACGATAAATGCGGATAAGAACTGCTGGATCATCTGGAGTAGCATTAATGCTAAACTCTGAATTTGGTATTCCAAGAGTTCCATTTCGCATTACATGCTCCACACGACCTCTAGCAGTTCCACCTGATGATGACCATGAGACAAAATCTCCAGTCTTCACATTATCAGCTTTAGAAAATGATTCTAATAGTTCTCTAATTGTATCAGCTTTATTAATGTCATTGCTTTCAACAAAACCAATATTCACCATGCTCTTATTGCAATCTGGGCACTGAGAATGATTCTTATCGCTTAGAATGACAACATCACTTGATGAACACCAGTAAACATTTTCTAAATAGTTCTTCTCAATGACATCTGCTAAATCTGCAAATTTTTGAATTGATACAAAATTTGCATCTGGATTTGCTGGATTATCAACAAGAGATAACTCATCAAGTTCATATTCCTTTATAAGTCTTGCTGGACCATCTGATGACTTTGAATAAATATCCTCAGAATCTTTAATTCTTCCACCAATAGAGAAACCACTGAGAATTCCTTCTGTTACTTTATGCCAAGTATCTTGTGCTCCCTTTGAGACATAAACATCAACAAAAATACCATTGTGAGTTTGACCAGTTTCCTTATCAAAATACTTGTCTTGTTTGAATGACACCATCTTGCCTACTGCTAGAGGTGTGTGTTGTTCACGAATGTTTCCACGAAATCTTTGAAAGGCTTTTGCTGACGCATCTATGCTGACGATATCGCCTTGCTTATCTAGGGTATCAAGTGTTGCCCATCCAGATACTATGCGTCTTTCTTTGTCAACCTTTTGAATTGGCATTGAAAAGCGAATATTGTCGCCATCAGTAGCCCAAAAAGCCTTAGATAAATTAGTCATATTACACCTATTATATATGAATTTTTATATATTTTATTAAATTGTTATGGTGCTGCTCTTCCTTCTCCACCAGCATTTCTTCCTGTTGCTGTTGCTGGTGAATCAGAAGCATTGTTCTGTCTTTGTACATCTCTTGCCCTAGTTCCTCGTGTTTGAGCAAGCATTTCAGCTCGTTGCTGTGGATTAAGCACTACTGGATCTTGTCCATCGCCCCTCATTGTAAGCCCTAGTCTTTGTCTTACTTCATTTGGAACAACAACTTGCATCTTTAGATATCTTTCATCAATCTGGCTTTGAGTATTCTCATCAGTAAGTGTAAGCTCATTAAGTTTGAATATGTACATATCTGTTTTTTCTTTAATGATCTTATTTACTACCTTTTCAATATTTCTTTGAACTGGTCTTGCAACCTGTTCTTTGAATGTTCTGTCAGCAGCAAGTGCTGATGCTATGGATACACCAGCGGCTGATCCAACCTTTGACATTGGCATCTGATGAGACATAAGAATGTCTTCACGATTTGACCTACGATACTTATCAAATGAGCCATCTTGTATACCAGACTCGATGGCTTCCATCTTGAACTCAACTTTATTATCTGGAGTATCTTTAGGAAGTGGTAAGAAAAGTGTTCTATGATTTTGTCCACGAAGACCAGATTGCAGGAATCTGAATAGCTTATCTTCGGATTCATTAGATAGTTGTCCACCCTTTAGAGTAACAATATAACGTGGAACAGCCTTATTCTCAAAATAATCTATATTATATCTTCCAGCTAACTGATCTCCAACAATAGCCGTTGCAGAGGCAAGTGAATCTGGAATTCCATAATAGCTATTCTTTGGAGTATATTTCTTTAAATGAATCAGTTCATTAGGACGAGGATCGTTTGTTACTGGATTTGTTTGTCTCTTGTCTTGGAAATTCTTAAAGAAAACAGTATTCTGGTTTACTATTTGAACATAACCATCCCTGAGGCGGCGAACACGAATAGTAGTAGCAGGAATATGACCGACATACCCAATCTCTCCTGTAACTGTTCGTCCGATCTCAATATATCCATTGCCCGTTGCTTCACAATCGATAAGTGCTTTTTCAAGAACGTGAGTAAATGTATCTTCATCGTTTAATCCCTCCAGCCAATCTGTTGCTGTGGCTTTTCCTCTTTCTGCTTTTGCATATGCTCTCATCAACTGGTTGTCATCTACGGCCTCTTCAAGCTTATCCTTAACTGAGTTTGATATTTCAAAATGGTAACCAAGGCCGACGGTATTGGCAACTTTAGCATTTATTGCTGCGTGATTTGCAAA